AAATCTAAAATATCTTGATAATCTATTTGATGAAATTGGTCTTAGTTTATCATCACAATTTGTTTCTAATCCGAGAGAAATACTAAAAAATCTTGCTAAGTTTTTTAGAGTAAAAGGTTCTCTTTATTCCGCTGAAGGTTTCTTTAGAGGATTCTTTGATACATCAGCAGAAGTTGAATACCCAAAAGATAAAATTTTTACTTTAGATGATCCATTATCAATTCTTGGTCCAAAATCTTCTAAAAAAATGCAAGATGGTAGATTACATCAAGTATTATCTCATCTAATAAAAACTACAGTGCCATTAAAAGACTGGGAACAATTATATAAAAAGTTTGTACATCCTGCTGGATTCTACTTACACGCTGAAGCACAGCTTTACACAAACCCAACATACAAACCTGTTGGTGTTCTTTCAGATGCAACTCCTCTAAACCTAAGAGTTGAAACTGATAGTGCTTTACCAAAGTTAGCTATAGATACTCGTATTATTAGTAAAACTGATATGGGAAATAGTGATATTCTTATTATGGATGGGCATAAAGAATATGTGTGTGGATCAAATACTAGAAGATTTCAGTACGCAAATATATTAGATTATGCCGATAGTGAAGGATGGTTTGTTGAAGATAGTTATGGTAGAGCATTAGAAGGTCCTGGACTTTCTGTTAAAAATTCGGTAGATGCTGGATTATATAGTAATAAAGAAATTAATATAGCTGCAATAGATTTATCGCCGACACTAAAAAGTGAAGATAGTAATTATCAACCTGGGCTTTCTGAAGTACCAGGAGAGCCATATACAATATTTGAAGCGGCTCCAGCTAAGATTAAAACATTAGATGCAATAACTGGAATAACCACATCATCAACTTTAATTCAAATAGATGTACCTTCAGAATTAAATAAAACTCTTGAACAGATTACAAGAGGCGATAGTAAAACATATATTTCAAGAATATATTTAAATGGTGATTATTCATCAACTAAACTTGATATAGCATTACCTGGTTTAGGAGATTCCTTTGGTGGCGATCACTTCTGTATTGGCGGAGATTCGGATGCTGCTAATCATTCTTCTTATGTTGTATCTGCATCAGCACCAGTATTAAGAGTTGATAATATATTAGATTCTTATGGTATGTTAGATGTAAATATTAAAAAGACTGGATCTGGAACAATTGAAACAAAATTTAATCTTTCGCATAAATTTAACAGCATATATGAGTGGATTAAGTATGATTCTAATGCAGTTTTTGATATAAATAGTTTTAATTATGGTGACAACCAAAGTATGAGAAATGTGACTATTCAAGAATTAAGAAATAAGAATATGTTATATTTAAAAGACGCAATAATTTAATAGGTAGAGCATGTCGACAATTGTAACACAAAACTTTAAAAAGGAACTCATGATTGGGACTATTCGTAGTATTAACAATACTACTGAAAACTATTATATTGGCGTGTCTCGATCTAATCCTTGGAATGCTACAGATTCAGCACCAACGGCTAAAGATAATATTAGGATTCAAAACGAATTCCGAAATGGTCTTCAATCAATTCATCGGGTTGCAGCAGCTTCATTAGTTGTTCCTCGTAAATCTTGGTCTACTGGTTCCACATATCTTGCATACGATGATAAAAAAGATTTAGCTGATTATGGCTCTGAGTTTTTCTATGTTGCAAATAGTAATCATGATGTTTATATTTGTTTAAGACAAGGGACGGACGCAACTGGATCGGCGGTAGCTTCGACAGTTCAGCCTACAGGTTCTAATAATGATCCATTTGAAACATCTGATGGATATGTTTGGAAGTTTCTTTATACTATTAGTGCACTAGATGCTACTTTATTTATGACTAATGATCATATGCCTATTGATCGTATTTTAGCCACAGATTCAAATTCTACCGGCAATGAAATAAAACAATATGAAATTCAAAGTACTGCAAAGCCTGGTATGATTACAGCGTTTGAAGTAACAGCAGGCGGTACTGGCTATACTAATCCATCAGTCAATATTAATGGTGTTAATTATCCAACACTTGTTGATTTTACTTTAGATTCTCCTTCAGGTACAATTGTAAAGGCAGAATATAATCCTGATTCCTCAGGTACTACTTTAAACTATGTTCACGGATTAAGAGGTGCACAAATAACTCTCACTGATTCTAATGGAACAAATGGTGAAGTGAGAGCTATTATGTCCAGTGGATTAGGCATTGGTGGAGATGCATCTTCTGATCTTAAGTGTGGTTCTATGATGATTGGTGTGAGAGTTGATGGTAATACATCTGACTGGTTACTTAATCAAGATTATAGACAGATTGGTATTATTAGAGGAATTAAAGATTCTGCTCAAGGTACCCAGTGGACTAATCTTACTGGTGGTGCTTTACAATCTATGACTCTTGCAACACAAACGGTTGCATTTACAACAGATGAAGTTATTGTTGGTGCTACAAGTGGAGCAAAAGCATACGTTGATCAAACTAATGGCAACACAATTCTATTCCATCAAAATGATTCAACTGGTTATGTTGGATTTGTAGCAAATGAAACTTTAACAGAAATGAGTGGACCTGGACAAGGTACTGTAGGTAATCCACTTATAGCATCAGAGGTTGATCCATTTACAGGTGAAATACTGTATATAGATAATAGGTCTGCAGTAACTAGAGTTGCTAATCAGACAGAAGATATTAAAATAGTTATTCAATTGGATGAGTGTTCATGACCGTAAACTATACTAAAAATTTAGAAGCCCAAATTTATAAAGACGACTTTGACCCAGACAAAGGGTTCCATAAAGTATTATTTAAAAGCGGTAAGGCACTTCAAAGTAGAGAATTGAATCAGCTTCAATCTATTATACAAGAAGAAATTAAAAGACTTGGCACTAATCTTTTTAAAGAAGGTGCTTCACTCGAGTCTGCTGCTCTTACTTTTAATAATCGTTATAGATATATTAAACTTAATACTGATCCAACTGATGCTACAACTCCTGGTGTTTCTTTACCAACTGACGTTTCTAACTTTAAAGATAAGGTTTTTGTTGGTCAACTTTCTGGTATTTCCGTAAAAGTTATTGAAATAGTAGAAGCTGAAGGATCAGATCCAGCAACAATTTATGTCCAATATCTTGATACTCTAAATGGAACATCTGGAACAGAACCAGCTTCCGTAACTCCAGGTGAAGAATTACTTGAAAAAGACGGTTCGGTTGTTTTAATTGTTCAAACAACCAATACTACTGCAGATCCAGCAACTGGCTATGGTTTTAGGATTTCTGCTGGTCCAGCATCATTCTTTGCTGAAGGACACTTTGTCCATGCTCCAAAACAGAGTTTAATTGTTGCTAAGTATTTCTCAAATCCAACTGCTACAATCGGTTTTAAACTTACACAAGTAGTAACCACGGCAGATGATGACGATTCTTTATATGACAACCAAGGAGATTTACCAAATTATACTGCTCCTGGTGCAGACAGATATACAATTAATTTAGAACTTGTAAATAAAAATACTATTCAAGCCGATGAAACATTTATTTATTATGCTAAAATTGAACATGGATTTCTTGTTGAAGCAGTTACTGGATATGATCAATATAATAAAATTAATGATATTATGGCTGTACGAACAAAAGAAGAGTCTGGTAATTATACTGTAAAGCCATTTAGACTTTCTTGGGATGAACATTCATCAGATAATACAAAACTATCTTTAGGTGTAAGTAGCGGTACAGCGTATGTAAATGGCTATAGAGTTAGTAAAGCATCTGCTAGTACTTTAGATATACCAAGATCAACTACCACTATTACACAAGAAAATAAAGGTATTTCTGGAACGTATGGTAATTATATATTAGTTGAAGCTGGATTCTTTGGTGTGCCAGATGTTAATATTTTTGAAAGAGTAGATATTAGTGACGATACCACAGGAACTGCGCCGTTTGGTGTTAATGATAAAATTGGAACACTAAGAATTAGAGGTATAGATCCAGGT